GACACATGCAGGTCAGCTAGAGAGTAGCACTCATATCCTAAGAAAATGACCACAAAGAAAGTATTTTTTGAGGAAGATGATAATCAGCATGCCAGAATGCTGATCCGACTCCGATATGATAGGTTGACACAGGGCAAATTTTTCCGAGGCCTTGTGGAGATGTATGTGAAAAATGATTTAGATATGATAAAAGTGATTGAAAAAATTAAAATAGAAAAAAGCACAATGGGTCGCCTCAAGCGCGAAAAATCTGTGAAAGAAATAGAAAAAGGAGAGAATATGATGCAAGACCTAGGTCTATCAAAAAACGAAAAGAATTTTATATATGATTTAATAGAGGAAGATTTTGAAGAATAAAGAAAACAAAGAGTGCTCAGAAGAAAATTGCAGATGCTGGATTGACTACCCAGAAGACGATAATTGCATATACGAGGCAATACGAAAACACGGAAATATGACTTTGGATGAAACGTCTAAGAGGTTAGGTATATCTTTGGTGAGGGTATCTCAGATTGAGAAGCAAGCTCTGAAGAAGCTTTCGAAGAGAATAAAAAAATGAGTTTGTTGCGTATGGAGACTATTTATTTATGTATTTTACACCATTTTTGTATACAAAAGGAGATTTTTTAAATGAGTGAGAAGAAACTACTTAACGAAAACACCATTCGTCGTTTTATGAAGCTAGCAAATGTGGGTCCATTGACCAACAATTTCATTGCTGAGAATTATGAGGAAGAGGTTGTCGAAGAGGCAGCTGAGGAAGAAATGCCTGAGGACGAAGAGATGCCTGAGGACGAAGAGATACCTGAGGACGAAGAGATACCTGAGGACGAAGAGCTTGAGATGGAGCTTGGAGATGAAGATGGGGAGGTCATGGGCGAAGCCGATATCAGCCTTACAGAAGAAGAGGCCCAACTCCTTATCGATCTAGGCGATCGCCTTCGCGATGCCATGGGCCCAGAAGAGCCTGAGATGGAAGAGCCAGAGACGGAAGAGCCAGAGACGGAAGAGCCAATAGGAGCGGAAGAGCCAGAGCCAGAAGCTCCTGAGGACGACCTCATACAGGAAGTTCTTCGTAGAGTGACCAAACGTTTGATCCGCGAAAGAACACGCCGCTAATAATACAAAACCTTTACACTCATTTAGGTTTCCAAATATCCCTCAAATTTTTTAAAATCTTTGGGGGATTTTTATATACATACCAAAACTTTTCTGATATAATAGTTATAACATACACGAGCCACAAAAGAGGAGAGTGCTTGTTATGGCCAAAAACGTAGAAGGAGTTTATTGGGAAACGGATCAAAACGAATACAACGTTCAGATACATCACAAGTATGATGAGACGGCCACCATCAGCAGAATTTTTCATGATTGGGAACTCACTGCAACAGGGGCTTACACAAAAGAAGACCAAAAGATTTCAATTTTTAGAAAAAAGTTCACCCATCGCATGGAACTTAAAATAGCAGTGCGAGATATAAAATATAAAAATAACATTACCTTGAAAGAGATTAAATGACTACTGAAACAAAAAAGAATAAGAAAACCAAGAAAACCAAGAAGAATAAAAAGAAGGACGTCACAGCTGTAAGCCCTCCAATGCAGATGATGGAAACTCCAGATGGAAAGCAGATTGTTATAGTTAACAACCTGCAGCCACCAGTCGACCCTGTCCCTGAACTAAGGACAATAAACCTATATGGTGACATTACAGAGCAGAGAGGCTCAGAAGTTGTCGCAGCGCTTTTGTATCTTGAAAATTCAGCCCTGACTCAGATGCTTAAAGACCCTTCTGACCCCATGTCAAAGATCGTCACCGTCGCCAAATCAATAAATATGTATGTCTCGACTCATGGAGGAATTGCAAGCGATATGTTTTCAATTCTGGATGTAATGGATATGGTTAAGAAAAAGACTTGTGATATTTATACCTATGGTGTTGGAAAAGTGATGTCAGCGGGCGTCCCCATTCTTGCCGCAGGAACTCCAGGCAAGCGAAAGGTAGGTCGTAACTGCCGAATCATGCTCCACAGCGTCCTTGCTGGTGCCGGCGGCACGATCTCTTCTATGGAAAACGAACTAGAAGAGATCAAGTGGGTCCAAGATAGCTACATAGAAACCCTTGCTGGCTATACAAAAATGACTAAGGCCAAAATTAAAAAGATGCTCAAAACTCAAAGAGATGTTTATATCTCAGCCGAAGAGGCAATAAAATTGGGAATTGCAGACGAAATAATCTAATTATATAGAGGTATTATATTATGACTTGGCACAAAGAATTTCTATCAGAGAATCAAAACAAAACCCAAACGTTATCAACACTTGGGGGCCTTTTTAGCCTTATTGAAGAGGTCTATGAAGTAGAGAAGGGCAAACTTTTTTCACTTAAAAAATCGGAGAACGAATTACTAAGAGAGCAGTTTGTTAATGAGAGAAAAGAAGTCTCCATGACTCTGCAAGCAATCCCCGAAATTGCAGTTTCAGAGCTTGGCTGGACAAACCTGACAGGCGAAGGAGATACTGCAGTCTCAGGCCCAGAGAGGGCAAAGCTCGAACAATTCCTTTCTAAGATTCAAGGTGACAGTTTTCAGACAAAAGTTGCGTCTCTTGCGAATTTTTATGACAACCCGGACGCAGCACTCCAAGAGATGTTTCCAGAGGGTAATAATTCAATGCCAAAACAAATTGCCGCGGCACTTGGGTACCTAACCTTCTTCAAAACACTTACAAAGGTCATCTCCAATTTCAATGCAGCATCGGCTGGGTTTAACTTCGAGGCTTTCCTGGCGGTTCTTGTATCTGGTTATCAAGTAAAAGCAAATACGGGCACTATCGCTGACTTTGTTTCACGAGCAGATGGGACGAACACTCCCATCTCTCTAAAGCTTTATCAAGAAGGTAAGCTTCACGTCGGCGGCTCCTTTACTGATTTGGCGAACGACCTTAGAGAGCAGAAAGACGCCTTTGATTATCCGTTTATGCGTTATCTTGCTGTCACAAAAGAGTTCGAAGGCGGACAAAAAGAAGGACTAGACATCAATGGAATCTTGCGTTGGTACCAATTCGACTTCACACTTGAAAATGTTTTCGACCTTCTAGCGCGCTCCTCAACAAAATCTCAGAAGTGTATTCAGTTACCAAGAGTTTTCATCTCGGGTGAAACTCAGGACTATGCTTCAACACTACCAGGCTCGGCTATTCCATCACCAGAGCAACTTGAGAATGTATTTTTAAATGCATTCAGAAAAGAGATGGCAGCCCACAACGATCTTTCAGTCTCCAATGGTGACGAACAACGCCAGGTAGATGAAGATTTGTTCAGTATGATTACGGCAGCAATCAATTGGTCCACGGAAGATACTTACTTTACTCTTTATAGCCCAGATAAAGAATATCTGGCCAAGCTTGAAAAGAAGGGCCTTGAACCACCAGAAGACTTCGAAGTCCGCCCTGCCTTTGTTTCGAGAGGTGACTCACCGATGGCAGGTAAAGGACCAAAATGGCAAGCTTTACAGGATGTTATCAAGGGAGCTTTAGGTCAGGCTCAGAACGCTGGCCACCCTGCTGTTGAAGGCCTTGACGACCGAGGCTTCAAGGTTATGGCTAAGAACATAGCAACCCGAGCTAAGTTAGCCAATAACGGCGGAAAGGGCACAGCCTCTGCAGAAGATAGCGTCCTCTCAGTTTATTCTAAATCAAAGCTAAAAGACAGGCGCCTCGGCATCCTGCGAAAAGCTAACGGGCCATCAGATGAGTTCGCCTCTATCGAAGAATCTCTAAAATGGTACAACGACGAAGCTCGAACTGACGACGAAAAGAAAGCGGCGCTTACTCAGTGTTACGGATACCTAACAACGGAGCAGTTCAATCTAAATCAATCAATAGTCGCAAAGGTACACACTTTGACTGACAAAAGAACTCTTCCAGAGGGACAGTCGGAGCCTAAATTTGCAGAGCTTTCAGTCGGAATGCAAAACACACAAAACATGCTGAACAAGATGACCAGCCTCATTAACGATGCTATCTTTGGTATCTTCTTGAGCGTAAAGAATGTTCAGGATAATACCTACGCTTATATGGCGGGAGGCATGCAAGAAGAAGAGAAGGCTGATGCAGCAATCGACGCTTCTAACGATATCATTCAGAGAACGAAAGACCTTAAGCAGTCCGGAACTGAATAAAAACCAAATAAACCCCTTGACATTTCCCTCAAAATACACTATAATAGTAGCATAACAATAAAGTGAGGTTCCATGACTACCAAATTAGAGAACGGCTCGGTCTTACGCAACAAGATCCTTGAAGGCGTTAATGCCCTAGCTGACTACGTTGCCACAACCCTAGGCCCAAAAGGCCAAAACGTTCTAATCCAACAGAAAGGCAAAAGACCTTTTATTACAAAAGACGGTGTGACCGTTGCACAAAGTATGTCTTTTGAAGACCCGTTTGTCAATGCTGGAGCAGAAGTTGTAAAACAGGTTTCTGCTATGACCAACGCCGAAGCTGGCGATGGTACAACTACAAGCACCATTCTGGCGCGAGAAATCCTGCGTCAAGCCCACAAACACATTGAGTCGGGTGTAAGCCCGATTGAGATTAAAAGGGGCTTAGAGAGGTGTTCTACTGCCATATGCGAGGGCATAGCTGATTTAGCAAAACCAATATCATCCGTCGAAGACATCCGGCATATTGCAACCATTTCTGCAAATAACGATCCAATTATTGGTGACTTAATCGCAAATGCAGTCGACAAGATAGGAAAGAACGGTTCAATCTCTGTGGAAGATGCAAAATCGCATGAGACGACACTAGAACTTGTGGAGGGTTTCAAATTCCGTTCAGGTTATGCTGCCAGAGCATTTATCACTGATGAACGCCGCGGCCTGTGCAAGTATGATGATCCAATGTTTTTGATTACTGATAGTAAGATTGAGCAAGTTGGCGATATTCTTCCTTCTCTAGAGATTGCCGCACGAGAAGGTCGACCATTTGTAATCATTGCAGATGAAATTGAGGGGCAAGCCTTGGCCGCCCTCATCATGAATACAATCCGCGGCTCTATGAAGGTTGTAGCAATCAAGGGCCCATCCTATGGGGAAGACCGCCGCGGAATCATGAGCGACTTGGCAACTGCTACAGGAGCAAAATTCTTCCAGCAATCCCTCGGCCATAAGGTGACAGAAGTATCTTTATTAGATTTTGGCCAAGCAAAAGCAGTTGAAATCAGCAAGGCCACCACGACAATCGTCGACGGCGAAGGAGCATGCGACCTCGTGGAGACACGAATTGACGAGATCAAGAATGAGATTAATGACACTGATGACCTACATGCCGCCCAACGTTTGCAAGATAGGATAACTAGACTTTCGTCTGGAGTAGCCATCATTAGGGTCGGAGCAAGTTCAGAAGTCGAGTTAATAGAGAAGAAGCACCGCATAGAAGACGCCCTAGAGGCTGTAAACTCTGCTCAGGAGGAAGGAATCGTATTGGGAGGTGGAATGACCCTCGCCAAGATTTCAGACGCCTTAGACATCCAATTTGAGAATGACGAACAATCTGTTGCTTTATCAATTATAAAGAAATCCTTACAAGCACCTTTCGATATTATGGCTGCCAATGCGGGGCACAATCCAGAAGTGCTTCGACTCACACTCGGAGAGTGTGGCGAAATGGAAGGATACAACTTTTTGACCTCAAAAAAAGAAAATCTTTTTGTATCTGGCATCATCGACCCAGCGAAGGTCACGCGCTGCGCACTTAAGAATGCTGTCTCTGTGGCTGGCACTCTTTTGCTGACAAATCATGGTGTTGTTTATGTTTAGAACACTATATATTATGAGGAGGACCCTTTGTGATGATAGAAGGCAGCGAACATCTTATGGAGTTTCAAAGTAAGTTAGATAAGGTTTGCTCAGGTATAGATATGGTCCAGAACAAGCAGGACGAAATGTCAGAAGACATCTCCAAAATTAAAGATGCAGTATACGATCCGGACCAGGGTTTGTATGCAAGGTTGAGGGAACTGGAGTCTTGGAAACACACTTCTTCTCGAATGATTTGGACCCTTTTTACAACCGTCATCGGCCTTATCGGAGCGTTTGTAGTTAAGAGTATCGGAAGTTAAAAGTCAGGAGTAGGAAATGTTAATAAAAGTAAAACAACTCATTGTAGAAAATAATGGTTATAAGAGAGATATAACATTTAAGAACATTTATATAAACAGTACTAGTATCATTTCCATTGCTGACTACGACGGTGTCAGAGAATTTTTGTTGCAAGAGGACCCTCGTCTTGGACATACCGCATACTCCTTGATTAAAGTAAGTCAAGGAAATCGAGCAGAAGACATTATAGCGTTTGGAACGGCTGACTCAATTTATTCTGAGTTAAATAAGCCCGTTGGTTCCAAACTACTAAATGATTGAAGATCGTTATATCATCATCGGCCGCTCCTCCTGCCCCTTCTGCACTCATGCTATAGATTATTGCCGCGCGCGCCTATTCCAATACATTTTTCTGGACTATGAAGAAGACAGAGAATCTTTAGAAGATTATAAAGAATTCCATGCCCAAGAAACGGTACCGATTATTCTTGCAAATAACATAGAAACAGGGTATACTAAGAAGATAGGCGGCTACAGAGAATTTGTAGATCTCGTGACAGAAAAGTTTAGGAAGTAAAGTGGAAAACCCAGAAGATGATAAGACAGTAAAACTAAGTGTAAAAGGTATAGGATTAATTAGAAAACCCGCAGAATCTTACATATATAAAATCGACGCACTATTAAGAGATCATTATAACACCAACAATCTTTTGTGC